AAGACGCAATCGCCGACAAGGGACAAGGTGGAGGAACTACTATTGAATACGAAGATGTGCCTCAACTATCAGGTTTCATTTTAGACCCCAATCCGCAATACTAATTTAGGGATATTAATCTTATTTTATAATGTAGAGTTATAATATAAGATGAGTGCTTTGAATACAGAAGGACTAAACGGATTTCCTGTGCCTATCGGTTCTATAATGATGTGGTGTAATGATAGTTCTAAACCATATCTAAAAGACAACCTTGAAGCAACGAGCGGTTGGTTAGTATGCGACGGCAGACAATTAGAGATTGCGAAGTATCCTGACCTTTACAAGATTTTCAACAACGGCGTTAAATACAACCAAAACTCTCCATCTGCCCCTGACGCAGGAAAGTTTTTCTTACCTAACTTGCCTAATCCTGATTTTACAGGACAATACAGGGGACTATTATTGGGAGGACAATCTGCGGGTGAATTAGTTCTCCCTTCATCACAAGCGACTATTGCGTCTGCGGAACTTACTCTTACTCCTGAAATGCTTCCAACATTCCCTCTTGCCTACGACAATTCAAGCGACGCTACGAAGACAAAAGTTCAAGGAAGTTATTATAAAACTGATGGTGGAGGAAACAAATACACTACAAATGTTTATACCAATAGTGCTACACTAAAACGAGTTCCTGATAAAAATAAGTTTTTGCGTGATGATGTTGGGTATAGTAGCAACGGAGGACTGGGAAGCGACCAAATCTTACCTCGTTGGACTTATAATGCTCCTAATGCTGACCCTACTACTGGATTGGGCGATAGTATAGATATTACTGCTTCAATCAATCAGGGAACTTTTGACCCACCTACCTTTGAGATTGTTCCTATTATTCGTGTATTGGGAAGTCAAGTGTTCGCATCGTAAGTATTTAGATTTAATGTTATACTATAACAAATATAATGTAATGTTATAGTATAAGTATGTCGGTAAAAGGACTTTTAGGCGATAATGACTACCCCATTCCTATTGGTTGTATGACTTTTTGGGCGAATATTGGAGCAACGCAACCGCCTCCTGGTTGGTTAATCGTTCAAGGTCAAGAACTAAAAAAAAGTAAATATCCTGCTCTCTTTGATATATTAGGCAATCAATTCGGCACTCCTACTGACCCCGATAGTTTTCTTCTTCCCAATCCTCTTGGTAGTGCTACGGGTAGTGATGGTAAATTACCTCTCTACAAAACGGCGAATACGGGAACTGTTGATGCGGGAGCTGCTGGAACTGCTACTCTCTCTTTTACAATTACAGACGCAAATATGCCTAACCTCCCAAATAAGGACGATGTAGCAGGTGGAGCATACGGCATTACGCAGTCAGGCGGAACTTGGACTTCATTAGTAAATAATGGTCGTTCTGTTGCGGACAACGATACAAGTGGAGCAACATCAGGAACACCTGATTTTGATAGTCTGTGTGTTCCCGCCAACACTCCTGTTGAAGGTGTTTATCAAATCACACCAACCCAAGCACCCCAAAATGTTTCTCAACCTACCGCTGCTACGGCATACAGCGGAACTATTAACCTTGATGGTGAAGTCCCCAAACGATACGAGTTGCCGATTATCATTAAGGCATTTCAACCATTTTTTAATCTATAATATTTAGCACATTTATAATCTCCACTAATATTATAGATGTCGCAATTGAACCCTGTAAAGAATGCTGTTGCTCCCGACCAAATATACTTTGATATAACAGTCAGCAACCTTCAATCCACAACCGCAGAACCACCCGTATTTTACTTTAACGAACAGAGAGCAAACCCCTTTGTGATGAACCCCGAAGATTACTATTTAAGCATACTTCGCTTTACTGTTGAAACTGGAACTCTCCCTGTATTTATTCCCTCCATTCAACCCAATCAAGGAGATAGAGATTTAAGTATCTATTCTCTTACGCTGGAATGGACTGACCCCGCAACAGGAACAACTTATACATCAGGCGAAGAGTTCGTCCAATACACTCCCCAAGATGCTTCTGCTCCTCTTCCTCCTCCACCCAATCAAACCGCAAATAAGATACAGAATATAGCAACTGGGTATTATAATGTTTATAACTACTCGGTAATCCCTCTGCTAATTAACAGAACTCTTCAAGATGCTTTCGCTACGCTTGATGCTGCTGCTGTGGCTGGTGGTGCTACTCTACCTTCCCCTTTTGCTCCTGTAATGACTTGGGACAGCACTTCTAACTCTGCCGTGTTGTATTTTGATACAGATGGATACTACCAATATTTCGCTGCTGGTTCGTATCCAGTTCCCCCTGCTGGTTATTCTCCAATCAAATTATATTTTAATGCTCCACTTTACGGACTTTTTCCCTCCTTTCCTACAAAGTATTTAGGATACGGGGCTGGACTGAACGGAAAGAACTTCCTTTTTGAACCTTTTAATATAGGAGGTTTAGACCAAATGACGATTACACCCAATCCTCCTCCAACTGCTCCTCTTCCTTCTTCTTGGACTGCCGTAGCAGTATATCAGGAATATTCTACGATTGCTAATTTCTCTCCTATTGTAGGTTTAGTCTTTACTTCCAATACTCTCCCTATTCAACCAAATCAAGTATCTACTCCCCTTGTTTATAACAACTCACAGGAATTAGTTTTAGGAGGAAGTAATAGTGATTTCGCCAATATCATCACAGATTTAGTGAGTGATACAGGACAATATAAACCTAATCTTGTTTATAATCCCACAAGTGAATATCGCCTAATCACCCTCTACGGAAACAGACCTTTAAGCAATATTGATATTCAGGTATTTTGGAGAGATAAGTTCGGCAAATTAAATCCTTTTAGATTGGCGAGTGGCGAGGCAATTACAATTAAGGTTGCTTTCTTGAAGAAAGGGTCATATAAGCAAATGGTTTAGTTTAGCAATTTAGACGCTTTATAATATATTTTTTATCTGCCTGTATATTATAAAGATGAGCGACTTCAAAACTGTCCTTGTGCGTGATAGTGTGATTGGTGATATTACCAGCGACCTTGACTTTGCCGTCAAGTCAGGTGCTTCCCAAACCACATACCAGCGTTTTCCCTCTACCTCTGCTTCCAATTCCTCCCTTATCTTCTCGGTTCAAGTTCCAAGCGAGAATGTAGTAATTGGTCGTGATGTCCTTCTTACATCAGGAATTAGTTTTACTCTTAATGCTACTGGCGTTCCTGTCGGTGAGTTGGTATTAAACTACGGAAGTGATACTGCTCTTCAAGCATTCCCTCTTGCTTCCCTAATGACTACCGCAACCGCCCAAATTAACAACACCGCCGTTTCGGTCAATCTTCAAGATGTTCTACCTCAATTGCTTCGTCTTAACAACTCTCGTGAGTTATACAGATTTAACAGCACAACCCCCAGTCTTCCCGACCAAGCATACGCCCGTTATAGCGATGGTGTAGGTGCTAATAACAACGGACTTGCTGGATATGCTAATGCTTCCTACGATATAGACCAAGTTCCTCGTGGTTCTCACCCAGTAGCATTTAACATTACCCACAACATTACTGGTGGTGGAACTGATAGTTCTCTTACATCTACCGACCCTGCCGATACTTGGGTTATTGAAATCAGCACCGTTGTTGCTGAACCTCTTTTCCTTTCTCCCTTCATTTTCGGCGACCCTGAATACAATCAGCAAGGTCTTTTAGGAGTAAATAATATGACCTTCACCTTCAATATGGACGCTACTTGTAAGAGATTGCTTTCCACCACATCTCCTTACATCACAAGCATTAGTTTAGGAACTGCTGCTAATCCTAATGGTTTCACTTCCACAACTGCTATTGCTGGTGTTCTTAACCAACCTTCCAACCCTGCTCTCCTATTGAAGTTCCTTTCTACTCAACCAAGCGACTTGATTGAAACCAAGAATGTTGTTCCTTATATGGATTTCCCAAGATACTTGACTTCTTCTGCTAATACAACCGCAGTAGCCGCCCAAGCATCAGCAACTCTTACATCAAGCAATCTTCAAATCAATCAAATCCCCGACCTTTTCATCATTAATGTAAGAAAACCTATGAGTAGTATGACTATCAACGATGCTAATGCCTTCTTCCAAGTGAATAATATTAGTATCAACTTGAATAACCAGTCAGGTCTTCTTTCTTCTGCTTCTGCTTACGACTTGTGGCGACTTTCTGTTAAGAATGGTTCTACCCAATCTTGGCGTGAGTTTAGCGGTGTTGCTTCCCAAGCGGTCGCTGGTGGTGATGCTACTAATATCAACACAACTGGTTCTCTCTTGGTAATCAACCCTGCTTACGATTTAAGTCTTCCCGATTATATTACTTGCGGTTCTCTTGGAAACTATAACTTCCAGTTCCAAATTGGAGCAACCAATACTATTGATGCTGCTGGTTCAGGTGATAGTATCACTCCTGAAATCTGTGTTATTGCCGTCAATAGCGGTATAATGACTACTCAACAGGGAGTATCCGCAATCTATACTGGTATTCTTACAAAGGAAATGGTATTGTCCGCCAAATCCAAACAACAGGCATCAGCGATGAAATCTGCCGAAGTTGCCCGTATGGTTGGTGGAAGTATGCTTAATATGCCTCTTCACGGCATCGTCAAACGCTTTTGTGAAAAGCGTGGTGGTGTGATGAGCGGTGGTGTCCCAAGTGGAGGTGTTTCCAGCGGTGGAAAACTTGCCGATAGATTGTGTTAAGTGTATGGTGAATAGTGTA